TCCCCGCTCCCCGCCCCACTCGCGTACGTGATGGCGTAGTCGCTCGCCGCCACGTTGATGATCCTGATGTTCCGGGTGACGAGAGCCACCATCGAACCTGTGTCTTTGGCGTTCGTCACGACCGCCGAGACCGTGATTTCATCAGCCGCCAGCGAGGAAATTGTGCGAATCTCAGAATCCAACTGGTTGGAATCCACAATCCGTACCTGCGCGCCGGCAATCGTCCACGGCTGATCCGCCGTGACATCCGTCGCCACCTTGATCTGGTCCATCGCATCCCAGCCGGTGGAGGCGGCACTGGTGTAGATGTACTTGTTCGTCGGCTGGGTGGGGTAGAGGTAGATGTGCCCGCCCGCCGCCACTTCGATGGACTTCGCGTTGTTGTTGTGGTCGATGGTGAAAGTGCTGGTGGACGGGTACGGCACGGCCACGCTCGTCCCCGCCCGCAGAACGCCCGTCGCACCGATCGTCATGTCGGCGTTCTGGAGTTTCAGATACCACGATCCCGCGTCCGTGCTGGCGTGCATGGTGCCATTGAGCTCCAGCGTGACCCCCGCGGCAAACCCGCTCTGATCCACGTCGAACTCGACATCGTGCGTGTTGGCGATCGTCACGGTATCCGTGTTCGCCGGAACCGCCGCCAGCGCCGTCTGCGCCCCGCCATCATGCCACGGGGAGTCCGCATTGTCGCTCGTCCGCGACCAGTCGCCACTGCGCTGGGAAGTCCAGGTTGCCATCAGACAATCCTATTCGGACACTCGAACGGTTTGCCGCACGCGGGACAGGTGCACTTCTCCGGAGCCGGAGGCGGCGCGATATGCGCTTCCCAGGCCGCCGTGATCTTCGCCTGCCACTCGTCGTAGTTCAGGGGCACGGCCGACTTCAACTCCTGCACGGTCCCATCCGGGAACCGCACCTTGCAGTAGTATTCCCCGTTCCACTTGCGCGATTCGTACTTGTCCACGATGTCCGCCATCTGTCCGTCTCCTGTAGTCACAGGTCCGGCAGGCCCCGTTCCGGACAGATCTGGTTTTCTCGTTTCGGTCATAACTCAAACAGATCCGTCAACACGTTGCGACTCGTCGTGCGCACCCCGCGGGACGCCCCGTCCGCATGCCGCACGATCGGCAGAAAGAACCGCTCCAGATCCCCGAGGATCTGCTCCGCCAGCCGGGCATCCTGCCGCAGGGACAGCGCCGCCCGGTACGCGAGCTGAAAGGCGAGCGTATCCACCAGGCCCGCCGTGTACTTCGTCGGATCGACGCACAGGTACACGTAGTCGATCTCGGCCGGCGACTCGTCCGTATGGAGCACCCGGCCCAATGCCTGATAGGTGGCGTCCTGATCCGCCATCCCGATCATCCGCACGTAATCCGCCGGCAGGGGATACGCATAATCGAACCCGAACAGCGGCGCCGTCGTGGTCGTCGCCAGGCTCGCCTGCTTGGCGCAGCATTTCCAGGGATGGCTCTCCAGGACGTACGACAGGACGATCGGCCACTCCAGCCGACAGAACTCCGCCTCCGGACTGCGCTCCCCGCTGTCGTCCAGGTTCCCGATCAGCCCCGCCCCCGCGCGCTTCAGGCCCAGGTTACAGATCTGCGTCCAGGAAAGGTTCATAGGCCCCTCTTACCACCAGCGTTTCGCCATGAGCCGCTTGAGGATCCACGCCGGCGACCAGGCCACGGTATCGTTCCCCGTGATCGGAGTCCTAAAGATGTCCGTCGTATTGGGATCCACGACCACGTTGTCGTCGGCCGCCTTCAGGTGCGCGTGCAGGTTCCCCGCCGTCACGGTGACGGTATTGAAATCCGCCGGCAACAGCGTCCTGATCGCGTCGTTCATATCCGCGATCGAGGCCACGGCCGTCGCGCCCTCGAGGACCAGCGGGTCCCCGTCCGTCGTATGGACCCAATAGCAGACCGTCCGACAGCCGGCGACGACGATCTTGAGCAGGTAGGTCTTCTCCGCCGTGGCGAACTCCCCCGCCCCGATCCGCAGGCGGTACTCCCCGGTCCCATCCCCGATCTCGTTGAAATCGACCGCCGCGTCCGTGTACGCGCTGGTCGCGTTCCCGTCCGAGATATTGCAGTACGTGATCGTCGTATCCGTGTACTTCTTCTCGGTCTCCGCCGTGTACCCATCCGTCGCATCCACGAGCCGGACCGGCAGCCAGTAATCCGTCGCGCTCTTCAAGGTGAAGAACGTCCCCAACGCCGTCCCGGCCATGATCAGCACCGTCGCCACGACCAAGACCGCCAGGCAGGAAGATCTGAAATTTGAAATCTGAGATTCACGCCGTCGCATGTCTTGCCCCTTTCTTAGAGCCACCCGTCGCCAAACCCCGCCGCAAACCCCGGCGCGAAAGTCCCACTCGGCCCGCCCGCCGCCGCCGGCCCCGCATACGTCCCCGCCCGGATCGCGTCGATCTCGTCGGCCGTCAGCACATCGTTGAAGATGCACAGCTCATCGATCCGACCATCCCAGGGATAGTTGACCGACGATTGATAGCCCACCCATAGATCCGCCGTGGAGACCGACAGGGCACCCAGGGTCAGCGTCCCCGTCGCCGTCGTACGCTGGGCCGCCGTCCCATCGTAAATGGTCAGCCGGTAGTTGCCGGAGGCGTCGCACGTGAACGCCAGGTGATACCACTGGGACAGCGCAAACGCCGTCGTTGGGGCCAGCACGACCGTCTGCGCCGCATCCCCTTCCGTCGCGTTCGTCTGCCCGAACCGCACCCGGAATTTGTCCACCCCGTCCGTCTGGGTCAGAGACATCTGCCAGCCGCGTCCGGCATCCTCATCCAGGTGCTTACCCGCGATCCGCCAGACCTGGTCGTTGCCGGTGGGAATGCTCTCGGTCCAGACCCAGGCGCAGACGGAGATCGTCCGGTTCGTCGTGCCACTCTTGCACGGCATCCCCGCGCCGCACGCGGCGTCCGTGATCTGCGCCTGATCCTTGACAGCATCTCCGCTCTCGAAATCCCCGCTCTTGGCGCCTTCCATCTTGGTCGTGGAATACCCGATCGTGCTGTTAACCGTCTGCGTCAGGTCATTGTCGCCCTTGCTGTCCGTCAGACCGTCCTCGAAGAGGTACACCGCCACGCACGCCGAATCCGCTGCGAACCCAGCATCGTTCGTCGCGTACACCGGGGCGGCTGCCCCCAGCACCATCCCCAATGTCCCCACCGTCCATCCTGCCCACCAGGCCCACCGCTTTGTCATTTCCGGAACCTCACTTTCTGCCCCGCCGTCCGGGTCGTGAACGTCCAGACGTCGCCCGTCGTCGTGTCCTCCCCCTCGACCGTATCCACCCGCCAGTAATAGGTCGTGGCCGGCGCGAGCATCGGCAGGGCGTACGTCAGATCGTCCTGAGTCGCCAGCAGGACCATCCCGCCTTCACTGGTCCCGCAGTAGAGTTTGAATCCCGGCGTCTCCGCCGCCCCGTGGGCCCAGGAGAGCCGCAGGGACCGCGTCACGCCCACCGCCTCATCCGCCGGCGCCGGATAGACCGCTTTGGCCGGCGCCCCACCCGCGGTCGTCGTGAACGACCAGATCGTACCCTCGACCTTGCCGTTTTCGTTATTGGGATCGATCCGCCAGTAATAGGTCGTATTGGCCAGCAGCCCGCCCGGGTCGTACGTCGCATCCTCCCGGTTGTCGATGAACTCCGTCACATCCGGTGTGCTGTCCACCCCGAAGTACAGATCGAAATCGTCGGTATCCGCCCCCGCCGTCCAGGCCAGCGTCGCGGCCAGGGCCACGCCCGTGGCGCCCGTCGCCGGACCGGGCGCGACGGCCAGCCCGGGGAACGGATTCGACGGCGGCAGGTTTTCCAGAGCCCCCGCGTCCGCGTAGTTCGTCCCGTCGTTGCCCGTGCCCGCGATGTCCTTACGCTCCTTGCCGTCCTTGTCCTTATTCGGATCCACGATCGCACACACGTCCAGGGCCGCCGAGCCTGCGGCCAGCGTGAAATCGTTCGTATCGTAGGCGGTGAACATGGCCTCGAAGGCCACGACATTCATATTCGTGTCGTTGTCCAGATCGCTGTTGTCCTGGCAAACGTTGCCGATCGCCGTGCCGGCCCCGTTGCCCGTCTTGAAGTCCACCCCAAACTCGATGATATTATTGCAGATCTCGTAACCGGCCGCCGTGGCCTCGACGCCGATATTATCCCCGATGCAGGTGTTGTGATTGAACTTGAGCCCGCTGCCCATCTCCTGCCAGTCGAAGGACCAGCTCGCCGTATTCCACACGATGTTATTCGCGATCGTCACATTCGTAGCCGGGGCGAACGTGATGTCGCCACTATGGAACCCCTGCCGCCCCACGTCGTGCAGCAGGTTCCGCAGGATGCGGATGTTGTTCCAGGGCAGGTGCGTCGTGCCTTCCGGGTTGGAGTCGCCCGCCATGAACTGGATGCAGTCCTCATGATCGGTCGGATAGACATCATCGACGCAGTTGTAGATGTGGTGGATGTTGCAGTCGCTGATCTCGGAGTTGACGAACCCGCGCTGCACCAGGATACCGTCGCTCGTACAGTCGAAAATCTCGCAGCCGGAAATCAGGACATTCGTACCGGTCAGGTCCAGGCCGTACCGCTGGCGGCTGATCGTACAGTCGCGAATCGTGACGTTCGTGGTCAAGTCCGCCACGGTCGATATCTGCTGCAGCATGATCGCCTTATTGCGCCAGTCGGACGGCGTGCTGGAGCTGTGGGTCAAGGTGCAGCCATCCACCAGCAGCTCCGTGCAATTCGACCACTGGATGCACATGCTGCCGGTGGTCGTGTTCGTGAACGTGCAATCTACGAAGGCCAGATACCCGGCCGTCGTGGTGGAAGTCGAGGTCCCGCCGTACGTCCAGACTCCCATGTTGCGGATGGGCGCTGTCGTCGCGTTCGTCCGCACCTCCACATTCTCAAACCGGCAGTACCATTTTGCCACACTGCCGATACCCCCGAACCGCATCCCCTCTCCGAAGACGACCGTCTGCCCCGCATCTTCCCGCCAGATGATCCAATCGGTGTTGTTGCGATTGTAGGTACCGCTACTGCTGGACGCAAAGACCGGATACGTCCCCGATCGGAGCAGCACGGTATCCCCGCCATCCGCCGTCGTGATCGCCGTGGCGATCGCCATGGCGTTCGCCGCCGTCAGGCCATCCCCCGTCCCCTGCGCCGTCGGCGCCGCGTACCAGGTATCCACCGCCGCCCGTGCCGGCCCCGCCAGGAGCATCCCCAGGATCAGAATGATCGGAGATCTGAGATGGTTTTTCTCAGTACACGGCCGCATCGATGACCACCGGATAATTCGCGTCGCTGTCGGTCCGCCAAAACGCCATATAGCCCACCCCGCGCAGGTCCGCGTCGAACTCCACGATCCAGTTGGGATCCGGCGTCGAGGGCACGCCGCCCTGGGCGTTGTAGGTCGTCGCCGTCACGGTGTCCGCGTACACGGCCCCATCCCGGTCCGTCTGGGACCCGCCCACGATGGCCCATTGGAAGGCCAGATTGAAATCGTCGCGGTAGTCCCCAGGGTTATAGTTCGCCCGCGCGGTCGCGGCCCGCACCGTGGCGGTGTTGGCGTCCGCGGCGATATGGAACCGGAACACGGCCCCGTTCGCCCCCTGGGGCACCTCCCAGAGCGCCACGCTCGTATCGGCCACGGCGGCCACACTCGCATAGTTGCGCGCCCCCACCGCCGGGTCCCCGTAGCACGCCGAGAGCGTCGCGACCGTTTCGTAATCCCCCTGGAACGTCGCCGGCACGCTCGACCCGAACCCGGCCATCTTGAGCTCCGTCACGACCCCCAGGAGCACCGGCACCAGGGCCAGGAGCACGATCAGCCCCCGCCAGCCCCGCACGTCCACCTGTCGTCGCATCCGTCCACCTGCCTTTCCGTCCACCCCTGTCCACTGCGTCCACTGTGTCCAGGGTGCCAAAAGGAGCCGAGGCCCGACAGGACAGCCAGGCCCCGGCCCGTTGCTACTCGATCAGGTTCCCGGCCGCATCCCGCGGCCAGACGTTGAGCTTGGGCCGACCCCAGGGATTGACGCTCACGATCCGCCGCGGCAGGGGCCCACCGTCCCGACCGACGGGATAGCCCGCCCGCCGGGCCCGCAAGGCCGCTTCATCCCGCAGCTCACGCGGCGTCACATCGTCCGGAACCAGCTCGCTCCGCTCGCTCATTTCCCGTCGGCCTTCCGCGCGGCCGCCAGGCGGCGCTGCACATAGGTGTTCGTGCCATCCGGAGCGGGCTCCGGCGTGAGCGACGGCGGGGTTACGGCCGCCGGCGGTTGCTCCGGCGGTTTCTCTTCTTTCGCCATGATCTACTCCTTGTCCACAAAGTCCACTTCGTCCACAAAGTCCACCACGTCCGCGTCCCCGCCGCCGTCAGATCGAGATCTGCAGCATGATCAGCGGCATGGCGCCTGTCCCGCTGGCCGTCGTATCGATGCAGAACCCGGCCTTCTGATAGCCGTTCTCGACCGTCAGGGCATAGCCGAAGTTCACGGAGCCGTCGCCCACGAAATACGCCGTGCGATCGTTCGCCGTATCGCCCGGCGAGGCGTCCCCGCCGCCTGGCACGCACCAGCACGGCCCCCAGGTCTGACCCCAGAAGTCATAGCCCGTGGTGCAGGCGATCACCGGGACGCACATGAACGCGCTGTACTCCAGGCTGCCCTTGCCGAGGTACCGATAGGGATTCAGCGGCAGCTCGCAGGCCACGCCTGCATCGTGCGCCACCGCCAGGGGTCCGTCCAGGGTCACCTGGATCGTGCCGCCGCCGGAGGCGCCCGCGCTATTGCCGAGCACCATCCGGTTCTCGGTCGTCGCCGCGGCCCCGTGGCCGAGCACGATGAAGGCCCCGGCCAGCTCGTTCTCGGCAATGACGCCGTCCCCGGCGTAGCCTTCCGTCGCGGCGATCGTCACCGTGATCACCCGCTGGCCGATCGTGTACGCGGCCGGCGTGACGGAATTGATCAGCCGCGCCACCGTCGCGTTGGCGATGTTCGCGGCGCCGTAGCCGGCGTAGAGCGTCCCCAGGCTGTGGCAATACTTGAACACGCGGCCGTCATCCGTGAGCCGGCGCCGGCCGTAGACGTGGCGTTGGGTCGTCTCCAGGGCATAGATCCCCAGATCTCCATCATCCGACCCGCTGAAATCGAGAGGCTGGACGATCGTGCCACGGATCGGCGTCCAGTCGTTGCATGTACGTGTCATCGCAAAATCCTTTCCTCAAACCGAGGCTTACGGGTTCCAAACCCGAGCGGTCCCGACCGCCCGTTATGACGTCACCGCGATCCGCTTGAGCAGGACCTTGATCACGCCCGGACCCTGCATGCGGCTGGCGTCCGCGTAGATGTTGCAGAAAATCTGCTTGGTGTACTTCTTGTCCGCGCGCTCGTCGATCCGGATCTCCGGGGCATAGCTGCCCGAGCCCGTGGCGCACAGGATGGCGGACCGGTGCCAGGCGATCGTCTCGAACGCCTCCGTGTCCGTCGTGTTCAGGTTGAACGTGCTGGAGGGCAGTACGACGAAGTTGAAGCCCAGGAGCCGGTCCATCTTCCCGTCCCGGATGTTCCGGAGGCTCTTGTACTCCTCCCCGCCCCACGTGCTGTCGTCGAGGAGGTCCTTGATCTGCCAGTCGTCGACGGCGATGTACCGCTCCCCATCGTCCGGGACGTTCGCGTCGTTCATCACGGCGCCGAGGGTCAGTAGCTTCTCGGCCGTCAGGGACGTGGCTGTGGTGTTCGAGCAGTCGCTGCCCGCCGTCGCCAGGGTGCCATCGCTGTTCATGACGCGGCTTTCGCCCACATCATAGACATTGATCGACGTAGCGCCGTTCTTGCCGGCGTAGGCGGTGCCCAGGGCCCGCGCCAGGATCTTGCGGTCCAGCCACCGGCCGTAATAGCCCATCAGGCTCGTGACATAGTGCGACGTCGGATCGTAGCTCATCCGCTTGAGGTCGTTCTTGTCGAGCGGGACGGCCTTGTCCTTCGCGACCAGCGTCAGACGCCGGCGGGTGTGCGGCAGGTCCGTCCAGACCGTGTCCCCGTGGCGGACGGTCGTCACATCGTCATCGTCCTCCAGGTTGCCCACGAAGTTGAAGAAGTCGCTCTCGACGTCCATCCGCTCCGTGCGGATGCACCGGAAGAGCTTGCTGAATTGCTGCTGATACAGGTTCTCCGCATCAGCCTGGAAAGATTGTGCGAAATGTTGTTCCGGGGTGGTTGCCATAACCCAGCCCTTTCCCAAAGAGGTTCAGAAAAGCGCTGGGTCCCCCGCCCCGGAGGACGGACCCACCCACTACCGTTTAGCGTCTGGTGTGACGGCCTGCTTTCGGCGTGCACCGGACCCGGCCGGCGAGCACTACGGCCCGCTCGGGTCCCCCGGAAGCTCTGCTATCGAGTCAAAGAGCCCAACAAACAGCCCGGAGCGTACCGACCCGCTCCGGGCTTGTCAAGAAAAATTCCGAAAATTTCTTACACGGTCCGGTTCGACCCGGCGGCGCCCTGGGCGTCGAAGAGCATCTTCTGCAGCTCGTTGACCTTGTCGACGACGATCTTGTGCTCCGCGTGGAACGGCTGCGTATAGGCCGGATGCGCCTTGAGTTTCTTGACCTCCGTCTGCGCCTCCGCCAGGACATTCGCCGCCGGCCGCGGGTTCGTCAGGTCCGGCCCCTTCTCCCCGAGCTGCACCGCCAGGGGGTGCAGCGCCGCCAGCAGCCCCGGCTCATCGAGCAGCCCCAGGGCCAGGACCCGCGACAGCTCCGCCGCCGGCACCCGCGCCCGCAGGAATTGCTCGACCTTCTGGCGGTTCGCGTCAAACTCCGCGCCCCAGACCGCCCGCAAGGGCTTCAAGGCCTCCTCTTTCGCGGCCGCCGCGGCCCGGTCCTGCGCCGCGTTGAGCTCGACGATCCGCTGGTTGAACTTCGGCAGCCACCGCTCGACCTGCCGCTGGGTGAACTCGCACGCGTGCATGTCCTGCAGCAGCAGATCCACCGCCGCCCCCGGCAGGGCCTGCTCGGGCTTGATCCCCATGGCCTCCGGCGTCGGGACCTTGTACTCCTTCGCCGACGGCGGCCGGCCCAGCCGGTCCGCGACCTGGCCCCACGTCGTATCGTCCGACCCCGCCGCCGGGACCGGGACCACGTGGTGCCCCCGGATCTTCTCCAGCGTCCCCCAGTTCTGGAACGTATCCGCCAGCGTCTTGTGCGTGCGGATCTGGAGATTGTCCTTCAGCTCCGCCGGGAACTTCGGATGCTCCCAGAAGTTCGGGATATACGTCCCATCCTCCTTCACGTAGAAATTCGCCGCCGGCGCTGTCCCCTGCCCCGATCCGGCCGCGGCCGCACCGCCGGCACCGGCAGCCCCCTGTCCCTGTCCTGCCCCAGCGCCCGCCGGAGCACCCGCACCGGCCGCCCCCGCACCCGCCGCACCGCCGGACCCACCGTCCGGCGCAAAGAACACCTGTCCAAATCGAATCATGTCCTGTCCATCCTCAAATCACAAATAGCAAATTGGGCGTTTCCTGCTCTCAGTCCATGCCCAGGGCCTTACGCGCCGCGAGGACGTCCCCGTGGTGGATCTTCGCCTGCCTGGCTTGCCGCGTCAGCACGTACTCCACGGCATCCCCCGCCTTGCCCGGATCGACCGGGATCGCCGCAAACGGACGCAGGGCCCCGGACAATTCCTTGACCCGGGCCATGAGGACCTCATTCTCCGCCGTCAGCTCCTCCCACGGCCGCCGCCCGCCCTTGGCGGATTTCGGCTGGCGGCTGGCGGCTGGCGGATTTTCCCCCGGCGAGGGCGGTTCCGGCGCTGCGCTGGGCGCCGTCGGCGTCTCCGGCACGATCGGGTCCTCGTCCATCTGGTTGTCCTGTCTGGCTAACGTCATCGTCATGGCTCCTTCGGATAGAGAAAATCGTCCCGGGCGCCGGGCTGCCACAGCGGATCGCCCCCGCGCCGGGCCTGGTCTTGTTCGGTCATCCGCTCCGCCACCTCCGCGAGTAGCTCATCCAGATCGCGCCGCAGGATCTCCACGACCGCGTTGACGTCCGCCTGGCGGCCCAGGTAAAAGTGCGTCGCGTGCGAGTCCCCCGGGATCAGGACCGCGTGCCCGTGCCGCGCCTGCCGCCGCCACCAGGCCAGCACCCGCCCGCCCGCGTCCGTCCCGAACACGTCCTTGATGTCCAGGCAAAGCTGTCGCTGCTGCTCCATCGGGGAGTCCATCACGCCTCCATCATCCGGGCCATCGGGCTATTCGGCTCGACGCCCTTGGTCAGCTTCTGCGCCGCATCCGCGGCCATCTGCGTCTGCTCCATCTGCTCACGCTGCAAGAGCAGCTCCGCCCGCTTCTCGCGGATCGCCCGGACCTCCGACGACGGCCGCCGGATCCGGTTGGGAATCCCCAGATTCTCCTGCACGACGTGCGAGATCTCATCGAGCGACCAGTTGTCCCAGATCGAGGGATCGATCTCCGCCCACGGCCGCAGGAGGACCTGGGCATCGTCCAGGTTCTGCAGCTCGGAATACCGCATCGCCAGGAATAAGGGCGAGATGATCTCCAGGTCGTACTCGAACTCCGGCAGCTCCCGGCCCCCGAGCATCCAGCCGTCAATCCCCAGGTCCTGCTCGGTCAAGAGCTCCAGGCAAATGAGGATCAACGGGTCGAACAATTCGGATTTCAGACGC